CGTATTCATCTACAGGATTTCCTTCAGCGTCAACATATCCACCTTGTCCATCATCATAGATTTTAGGATAACCTCCTTGGGTTGTACCATCATAACCACCTAGACCCATTAAATCGGTACCTGTTGAGATATTCTTATTAAAGAGCATATCGCCGATACGACTTGGGTGAGGTGCGCGACCTAGCATTGCACGAATTTCGTTCGATGTAAATATCGCATTACGAGCAAAGAGGTCTGCCGCAGTACCTAGTTGTTCAACTGGTAGCATACGGAATGGGTCACGGTAATACTGGATTACCTGCCCTTGAGTTCGAGCTGTCTTAGTTAGGAAGATACGGTTAATACCGTCAACGATAGTTTGCAGTACCGGGTCAACTGCTCTATGGTAATAGAGATTTAGTTCGGCCTGACTCGCAGTACCATCTAAGACTTTGGAAGAAATACCAACTTGGTTATAGTAATCCTGTTGAAGCTTACGAATGTCGTCCACAAGGTTGTTATTGATATTACCACCTGTATGGATAAACTTCTCATTAGCATCGAGGGTCGCTATACCAAACTGACTATCCGCCAATTCTTTTTCAAGCTGAGTCTTACGACTCTTAGCCTGTTCCTGACGTAAGCTACTCTTTGTGGCATATGGAATTTGAATAACCCCGTTAAGTTTACCAGCCGCCACTGCCTTATCTTGAGAGTACATTAAATCCATCTTCTGCTCAAGTAATTTAAGCGTTGAGTTACGGTCTTTGAGTAGACCGATAAGAGGAGACTCTAAGATAACAATCGACTGTTTAGACAATGTCAAGTCTTGTTCTAAACCATTTTGATCATTATAGACTTTAACCCGAACAGCACGAGGATACCATTGAGTAATCTTACCAACACGCATTGATAAGATATCGTAGGAACCATCATCGTTGGGTTTTGACGTTGTGTCGACGGGGACAATTGCAACAACACCTTCTTCTAAAAGAGACCAGGCCACGTCATAGATAAATGCGCGACCCGTTTGGTCGATATTGGCCGATGTCGTCAAACAATTGATCAGACCTGAGTCGACAGAAGTCTGATTACCGTCTTCTTCGTTGATCTTTAAATGTTTAAAGTCAACCATAGCGACATCAAGAGAAATCATAGAGATAATACTATTGATTAGGTCTTGATGTTTGAATGTATAACCACGGAGCGCACCTGATGGCCGGCCAATACCTGAGCCGGAAACCAAGTCAGGGTCATAATCAATACCATTGTTGGTTGACATGAATGCGTTCCATGACCCTAGAGGGTTATTTACCATCCTACAAGAATGCCTCCTTATTCCGTTTATAGGCAACCCAAGCATCCATCAATGCTGCGACGTTATCGATTTTCTCATCGCTACGCATCTTGGATAACTTATAGTTACCATTGTTGTCTTGGATAACAACGGCGTTACCCATAGCATACTTCATAAGTTCCTCAAAGAATATGAGGTCTCTAGAAGTTGCCATATTCTTAATCTCACCTAAAGGTACAGACTCAGTTCTTACACCTTGTCGTACCACTTCTACTCCAACATCACCATTTTCCATAGTCCAGCGGTCAATGAATTCAGCCGCGTTGTATGGGTCATAGCCAAATGATACGATAGTCCATTCCATCTCTTCGATATAACGTTCTACATCATCGTAGACCATTTCCCAATCGAGATAGTTGCCTGGCATGATTATTAAAGTACCCTCAGCTACAAGCTGGTCATACTTAGCTTGCGTTGCCGAGTTTAAACGTAGATATTTAACCTCAGATACATAAGACCTTGTCTGAACACCATATCGACCTCGCCCCAAAGGAACTAGCCAAGTAAATGCCCAGAAGTCATCACCTTGAGAGGCGTCCATACCCATAGATACTTCCATACGCCTGAAGTTCTGTCTTCGATGAAGCTCAGTTTCTTCAAATGTAAAGAAGTATGTTGTACCTTCAACCGGGATACCAAACCGTTTAGCTAGGATATCATTCCGGTTTGCTGGGGAATATTCCGCACGTCTTACATCACGTTGGTACGCTTCATAAGAAACTGTAATACCGATGTTAGGGCAAGCCTTCATCCACATATCTGGATTACCTACTTCAGTCACATCATCTAAACGGTAATACCATATAGAAGTATGAGGGTCTTCGTATTCGCCACGTAAGATGGCTAAGAGCTCACGCTTAATAGAGTCCCCAACCGAGTCACGAACCGTACCCTCTGAGGATACCGCTAAGATAAGATAATCATCAATACCGTCTTTAGAAGCCGATTGTTCAAGAGCACCAATTACATCTTCTTTGATGTCGCCAGACAACCATTCGTCGACTGTAGCATATTTGGCACGAGAACCTTGAAGCTTTTTAACCGTCATTGGTTTAACTTCCAAGATAGAGTTAGTTAGACGATTAACAATACCGTCCTTAGTTACAGCCAGCTGAGACTGGGACTTCTGCGTCCTAGCCTTATTTCGCCCTCTTGTGAGTACACGAAATAAAGGAAACCCTTCGTTGGAACTCCCTGCCCTAGTTATAGCGGTCGCAAAAGGGTATAATACTTCCTCTGCTTGTGCCATAGTAGGGGCCGTTGTAACTTGTTGGGTAGAATTGGTATCCATCACTAAACCAAAGGCATGATGAAGCGTAGCATATAAAGACTTAGCGTTACCCCGGGCTACAATAAGATATTGCTTATTCCGAAGTCTGCGCTTATGTCTAATCATTTTGAATTTTCCGGTTTGAGGGTCGTAGACCTTCTCTTCTTTAAGTTCAAACCACGCCAATAAATCCTCAGCCCATAATCTAAATGTTGGGAGTAGGGTTAGAGGTCGACCGTCTACCAAGGTCATCTCGTTCTCACAGAAATCAATAAAACCTTGTATGGCATCTGGGTCGTAATAATAATTAGGATTGGCGATATCCGCGTCGATACGGTTCATTTGCATCGAGATTTCACGACATACAGGAATCTCTCCACGCAGTACAGCGTCTCGAAATCTACCGTACTCGACAGGAACCGCGGTATTGCTTAATACCACTTGTTAGACTCCTTTTGTTTAGAAATTATAGATTAATATTTATATTTCTTGAATTTAGGCTTGTTGCCATTTGAAGCATCGACTTCTTCAACAGTCCGACTATAAGAAGAACGGTTTCTATCACCTTTCTTCAGCGCGGCTTTATGTTTGTTATTCATATCAACTTTACGCTGGTCGTCCTTTTGCAACCCTTGTAATCTACGGATTTCTTTACCAGATGCACCGCGTTTGATAGCATTTTTTATAGCCTCTTCTCGCATCTTAAGATTGTAATTATAAGATTTACTATCTTGTTTTGCTCTAGCTTCAGCTATGGTCATCTCAGCAGGCGATATACCAGGGGTGGCGCCTTCACCTTTTTTACGCCACTTCATACCTTTCTTACCATAATGCAAGAGAGTATCTTCTGAAACACCAGAATGTTTTGTAGGTTTGTTATAGAAACTAAGAGCTTTTTCAGATTTCGCATTAAGTTTTTTATTCTTCTTCTGAAGCTCATCAATCTCTTTTTGGATCTTGGCACGTTTTTTCTTTGTTTTTTCAGCGTATTTACCGCTTGTTGGGCCAGTCATTGATTCATATAACTTAGAAAGACGCTCAGTGTTTTTGTTAAACTCTTGAGAATGTGGAGCAGATTGCATAGCGGGAGCCAATCCTGCCATACCTACTCCCTGTGCACCTTCACCCTTCTTTTTCCACTTCATACCCTTCTTGCCATAATGTTGAAGGATGTCTTCATTAGATGGAATGTAGACCCCGTTAATAATTTCACCCATATTTACTCCAAAATGATTAATTGCACCCTTCTTCCATTTGTTTGAAACAATACCATCAGAAAAGGCGGGACCGCTTCCGCTAAAATCCCAAGACGGTTTACTATATCGTTTAATATTAGAAGACATGGTCTCTTTTCCGCTTGAATCCTTAACTGTATATGAGGTATGTTCATGATTATTTATAGTAGAGATAATCGACTTACGAACGTTGGGATCTATCTTATCCTTACGATAACGGGACGGTGCCGATGATTTAAATAATCGTTTTCCGGCTCCTTGTTGAGAGTTATACTCGTCATACTTCCTCTTACCATAAATCCCAAGTGATACTCCCGTAGTTGCTCCGCCTATAGTCGATAATGCTGAGGGTAAAGCGGCATTTACCGCAGCATTTGCTGCATTTTGAACACCAGCAAAGGACGCGCCTTTTGCGATAGCTCCTAATACGGCATTATCTGCAGCCGGTTGTAATATATTATTGATAGCAACTTGCCTAGATATAGCAAAAGCGGTTCCACCACTTGGGCCAACCAAACCAGTAGTAGCAAGGGCTCTACTAATCTTACCATCCTTATTATATTTAGATCTGCGAGTAGGATCCATTCCTTTACCGGAATAAGACGCCGTATCATATCCTCGAAGTTTGGAGTTTTTCTGTTGTCTAGACTCTGCTTCTTTAAGCTGTTTAGAATAATCGGAATCTGAAATACGACCTTTTCGATGGTCTTTATTTAGACTATTAACCTCTTTAAACAGACGCTGACTTTCTTTCTTAAGTCCGCTCTTACTGTCTGATGAGTTAGAAGTAAGTTTATTTAAAGAAGTTTTATTCCCTTTTGTTCCATAGTTCAAGACATTTGCTGCTTTTTCGATAGCCATGGAATCTTTATCTGTACCGAGAGTACGATCTTTAAGAATTTTATTATTTCTAATAATAGTCTTAATGTCTTGCATAGCTGCCGAATTATGAATTTTTGGGTTATATTTAACGCCGCCTTTTGTCATAACAGAATTGATAGATTCGCTTTCAGCTAAGATATTATTATCTCTTAATCTACCATGCTTCTGTAGCTTATCGAAAGCTTTTACGACACGGCGTGTTCCGCGGACGGCTTTATTAAATGCCCGTTTGTTTGGGTCGCCGAATATATGCCTACCCCATTTCATACCCTTACGACCAGCGTGCTGGATCATAAATCGGTTCTGAATAGTTTCTGGGATATATACATCGATGCCACCCACATTAACGGACTGTGTGAATTTAGTCATAGTTGTTGGTACATCCTTAAACGCTTTAGCCCATTCTTGTTTCTTCTTGAAAGCCTCAATAGCATCTTTTGCTGCTTGTCCGGATTTACCATTACCAACAACACTTGATGGCACCTTAGAGTATACATCTAATGCGGCGGAGGCTGCTTTACCAACAAAAGCAAGACGAGCTTGTTTCTTTTTCTGTAGAGCTTCTCTCCGAGCTTTCTCGGGAGCCTCTACTAGTTCTTTAAACTTCCTTTCTGCTTCCAAGCGAGCGATCTTAGACTTTAGAGCCTTGGTTGACATATTATCACGGCTGCGATACATATCAAGAAATTCTGCTTCTCGCATACGCTCATCTACAGATTTGCGAAGTTTCTTAGGGATTTTGACGTTTTTAGGATCAGCGTTCTTGTCGCGTCTAAAGCGACCACCAGAACCAGTACGTCTCCTCCCGAAAATATTCATACCCCACTTCATACCCTTACGCCCGGAATGGTGGAGTTCATTAGATGTCAAGTTTGACAAGTTCTACCTCCCATCTAGCACGAGTGAGATTCTCATCCCGAGCCTCTTTTAATGCGGTAAGAACGGATGCTTGTGGTGGGTCATAAGATATGAGAGCCGAGATACAAACATAGTTCTTAGCAAAGGTATTGTTTCTAAGGCGTTCCTTAATCCCTTCAGCCAAATCCATATGACCGTAGAAAAACTCTGCCCAAGTTAGATTAGGTTCGGCGATAACACTAACATTATGACCAATCCCGTTCTGAACAAGAACACCAAGCGCAGCATCAATCGCCACACCCAGTTGAGTCTTAACTACATGATTTGAATTCGGTTCGGAATCATGTAACACCCCGACGAAGTTGAGTACGTCTTCATAGATAGTAGTCATAAACTTCATCCTTACCACAATTTTGTGTCACCCGGTTTACGTTCGACCCACGTTTGATACTCCTTTTGATCGTAGTGGATACGCTTATGGGTGCTGTCAGAGACCGTAATCAGTCCGTCAGGATCGAAGCAATTCTCGGTCAAGTTTTCTATGTCCTCCTTAGTTAGCGGATTCATATGGTGAACCGTAATTGGCCCGTCCACAAACAATTTCCGAACACCAAGGTCTTGAGCTAGGTCTCTGCGTATAATCGCGGCACGACATTGTTGCCATGCATGAGACTTGTAGAACTGATTAGATATTTCTCTCGGAGCTTCATGATGTACACCACGAAGTCTTAGATAGTTTAGCCGCTCAGTATAGGACTCAAGTTTGGACATTTCTTTATAGGTGAGTCTATTGCTCATAGAATTCACCCTCAATGACTTCTGCCGGCTTACCAGAATATCCTTGGAACGCCTTGTATGCTTGTTTGAAGTCAAGTTCAGATTCCTGGTCGCTACGGATCAAATCGATACGTGCTTGCAGTAACTCTGCTTGTAATTCCAACTGCTTACGTTCAAGACGTGCCTTAGGACTTGCTTGGTTTAGCCAGTAGACAATCTCAGAGGCCGATGCTGTTCCTTCCTGAAGACGCTTTTCCGATAGACCCATAGCGAGTTCCATCATTTGCAATTCACGCTGTTCAGGCGAACGTGCAGGTCTGTAGGCTCTCTGGTTATCGAATTCAGCTACTTCATTCGTCATAGTTATTCAGCCTCTCCTTTCTTCCGTGGTGCGACCGCGTCGGGTTCAACGATATAAGGTTGGTTCATAACATAACCTTCATCAGTTTGAAGCCATTCGTCTCCAACACTCACGACAACTATACGTTCATCACGCTTAGCCAATCGTACAACATTGTCCTCTGCTTGATCAGGGGTTGAACGAATGAATACCCCGGCAGGTGCTACAACTTTATAGGTAGTTTTTGCTGCTGCCACGATAGATCTCCTCTCTTTCTTTATCATTAGAACCCTTTTTCATAAGTTTTGGACTCCAACAGACCGACTTTAGGTGAGTTTTCAGAACACCTATCAGTCCTGTCTAACAAGTCTTCCAAGCATGATTGTGAAAGGAGCCAAAGTCAACCACACTCTTACACCCAATCCTAGAATCAGCCTGTCGGAATCCAAAACCATTTTGAAAAAAA